CTATATAGCCGCAGACATCAACTACCCCTATTTTATACCTGTAATGAGTTGCTTTTATCTATTCAGTATAGATTGGGCTTTCCTCAATGTAGGATTGTGCGATTCTTACGGTAATAGATGGGATGCAAGGCGGAACTGATGGACAGAAAGTTAACTCAACTGCAAGAGGGCTTTTGTCTGGATGTATTCCAGGAAATCCCTGCGGGGAAGGCATATCTTGCTCACTATAACTGCAAGCCCTCAGCCGCGGATGCACTCGCCTCCAGGTTGCTAAGAAACGATAAGATTCAGGCAAGATTAAAAGAGCTCCGCAAAAAGGCTGAGGATGCCAGTGTCGCCTCCGTGCTCGAGAGAAAACAGGTGCTCACTGAGATTACCCGAACTGTCCCATCACAGGTCATGGACATCGCTATTGGGGGGAGAGATACAGAAATCAAACCTGAAGCCCTTAATTCTCATGCTGTCTCTTATATCCGTACAGAACAGCTCGCTCACCCGGGGATGCCGGTGCGGATAACTAGGGTGGGACTGGTTGATAAGGTTAAGGCTATCGACCTGCTGAACAAGATGGAAAGCATCTACTCCGACCAGCCCCAGGTCAATGTCGACAACCGCAAGATAGAGATATATGTCAACTCTGAGAAGGGCAAGGAGCTGACCGCAAGGATTACCGCCGGTGAAGGGACACAAAAGTAGCCACCTGTCAGCCGAAGGTAACGAATTCTGACCCTGCTGGCAAGTAAATGGACTAATCTATGGAGATAAAGACCACAAATATATATGAACAGAACGCCGAGGCATGGTTATCTGACAAGCGGCGAGCTCTCAACGAAGGGGGAACTGCATCTAGTAAGACTTGGTCTATCCTTCAGCTCCTAATCCTGATAGCGCAGCACGCCAAGAGCCCTATCTTAATCTCAGTAGTGAGTGAGTCCCTGCCCCACCTTAAGAGGGGAGCGGTAAGGGACTTCTTTCGTATACTGGACGAGTCGCCGGACAACAACCCGCGCTACAACAAGACCGAGCAGTTCTATAACTTCGGAAATGGGCGGATAGAGTTCTTTGGCGCTGATGAGTCCGATAAGGTAAGGGGACCACGGCGTGATATCTTATTCCTCAATGAAGCCAATAATATCCCCTGGGAGACGGCCCGGGGGTTAGACATCAGGACGACCAAGTTTACCTTTGCTGATTGGAACCCAGTCTCGGAATTCTGGGCGCACGAGTTCTGGATAGGGCAACCCGAAAATGTCTACATCCATTCCACCTACCAAGTAGCCCTTGAAGTCCTCCCGCCGGAAGTCATAGCCAACATCGAATCGAACAAGGACAAGGACCCGAACTGGTGGAATGTCTACGGGCTGGGCTTGATAGGGAAGATAGAGGGGCTAGTCTATCCCTATTTTGAACAGGTTGATGAGCTTCCGATGGGAGAGGTCTTTTACGGGCTGGACTTTGGCTTTGCCGCTGACCCTACGGTGCTGGTCAAGAATGTCGTGTTAGGTGACAAGCTCTACTCTCAAGAGATGTTCTACGACCGGACGGGGTTGACCAATGACCAGATAGCCAGGGGGTTGAGTCTTGCGGGGGTAAAAAACGAGCCGATTTACCCTGACCCCAACGAACCCAAGAGCGCTGAAGAGATACGCGTATTAAACTTCAATGTCGGGGAGTCAGTGAAGGGCAAGGGGAGCGTTGAGTTCGGTATCCAGAAGGTCAACCAATATTACCAGTATTGGACAAAGGATAGTATAAATTGCATCAAGGAGCAGCGGAACTTCAGGTTTATCAAGGATAGGACCACCGGGGAGTTTACAGATAGAACTACGCATACCTGGTCCCACGGGATGGATGCCCGGAGATACGCGGTTGCTTCTCATATCTTTAACAGGAGCAAGGGTAAGATACCGGTGACTCACCACGGCTAGGAGATAGTTATGCCGTACGGAATTAAGAATGAAACCCCGAAGCAGACCCGCTGGATGGAGCACTGTGTTAGCGGTATCCAAGGTAATAACAAGAGGACGGGCAAGCCCTATACCGAGGGGGAGAAGATTGCCATCTGCAAGTCCCAGCTCCAGACCCAGAGTTGGCTCAAGGCAGTAGATTAAGGGAGAGAGAGCTATGTACAAAGACCCTGCAGCTATTACCAAGATGGTGGATGAGAAGGACAAGGAACTAAAAGACCTAAAGGACAGGTTTGAGTACGACTATAATAAGCTGTGGCGACTCCCTGAATATCAACTTGGGAAGAAGGAGGATTACGACATCTATACCTCCAACCTTCCGAGGAACCTGGCTAATAAGATAATTGAAATTCTGGGCTATGCTCCTCTCCAAATCTCTATACCACAGGAAAATGATGACGAGAAAGAGCGAGAGGCAAAGGCTGCCGGCGAGAGATTGATTTACGGCGCCCTGAATATTGCGGATGAGAGATTACGGGGAACGGTTCAGCCTACAATTCAGGAGCAGCTGGCTTTCTATGCCGTCTTGAGGGGTTGGGTTGTTCTCAGGTGTTATCTCCATGTTGAGAAAGAGGGTGGGGAGACCATTCCCGATATCGTTGCCTGGGACCCGTTGAATGTCGTCTGGGATGTCGGCTCCTCTGGAAAGATATGGGTCTGTCATAAGAGGCCAATAACAGCAGGGCAGGCGAAGTCCGAGTATGGGGCGAGTATGTGGGAGAAGTTTAAGAGCCTGTTTCAGGGGAAGTCTTCAAAACCTGTGTTGTATGATTTCTGGGATGAGGAAGGTTATCAAGTAATTCATAAGGGCGAGAATGTACTTGGTCCCGAGACGCACGGGTTGGACTATATCCCCGTTTTTGTTGGCATGGTTGGGCCTGCGCCCTTTATCCAATCTGGAGAAGCCACTGATACAATAAAGGATTTTGGAGAATCTGTCTACGGCCCCGAGAGGGGTATATTCCCAGTCATAAATAAAATAATGACCTACCGTCTAACTCTCCTCGGGCAGGGAGTGCATCCCCCATTGGGTATCTACTCTAGGGATGGGCAGAAACCCTTCCAAGAGAGCCCATACAGAAAAGGCGATAACGTACACTTTTCCACTGATAACAAGGAAGATGCCAAGCCCTTATTTACCCCTACTATACCCAGTGATGCCGCGAGCTTCCAGAACGATGTCCAGAGGGAAACGATGATGGGCGGCGCTCTCCCCTTACTCTGGGGTGTGGATGAACCCGGGGGGTCGGGATACAGGGCTAATCTCTTGACTCACGCTGCATCAACTACCCTCTTGCCCCGGCAGAGGTTGATGGAAAATGCCCTTGAATGGGGGGGGAGAGAGATACTAGCCCAATATAAAGGAGGCGGTTTCGGGAAGTTAAGGGTACGGGGGCATGACGGGAAAGGGAAATCCTTTGATACAGAGTTGTCACCTGGGAATATAGAAGCTGACTGGTTCCCTGAAGCTAAGCTATCACCGCAATTACCACAGGATGAGGCTGGGCTCTACGCTATGATGGAGGCTGCCGTCCGGTCGAGGATACATTCTAGGGAAACAGCGATGGATAAGGTCGGGATACAGGATATTGAGGCGGAAAAGGGGCGGATTAGCCGAGAAGATGCCGATGACATCCCCTCTATAAGGGTTCGAAAGATAATGAAGGAGCTTACGGATGACGGCCGGCCTGATTTAGCCAGACAGGTCTTTCAGGAATATCTTAAAGCTCTAGGTCTACAACCTGGGGGCGGAACTACCCAAACTCAAGGGATGCCCTCCAATGTATTACCCCCGGCCGAGACACAGGCAACCCATCTCTCGCCGGAACAGATAAAGGATATGTCGGAGGATTTGAAATTAAAGACTCTAGGTCTGGAGAGGGGGAAGTAAATGGAAACGTCACCTATGGGAACGGGACTGGCAGGGATGCTCGCTGGTATTCCTGGGGTAAGGGGTAAGGAGGAACTTGCTTCTAGGGCCTGGCTTGAGGACATTGGGAATCTGGCAGAGGTCGGGCTATTGGATGCCGATGCGATAGCCTGGTT